AGGAGATAATGCTGAATAATTTTCATTAGCTGCTCTTAGGGGGATTTGTTGATACGAAGTCATATAAATTGAAGATAAATCTTCACTTATATCTTCTATTAAAGGTAACCAACCGGCATCAGATGCATTTTTGGGTTGGCCATTTCTTAATATAGTGATTGGATCCCCATTTTTACCCACAAATGACCAATTATTTTGATATTCGGGAGTGTTAGATGAACCTGATGTAGAGGTTGATGGTACTGTACTACTAAATCTAAGGGAATTACCCCATCTTCCTTCATAAATGTTATCACCAGCAAAAGGTAATAAAGGGTGTATATTTGTTTTTTCAACAAAAGATCCTCTATCAGTTAAAGGACTATTTAAATTTATATCAGTGGAAAAATCTGTTACCCTTCTTACTATACCATTTTCAATCTGTTCATAATCAATATCTTGACTTGCATCCTCTTCGGGATTAATTAAATTAGGATAAGCATTATGGTGGGGGTGATTCCATACTCCAATAGGATTTAAATAATAATATTGTAATATATTAGTAGAATTATTAACTTTATTAATATTTTTACTTGGGAGGTTAAATAATACTACTATTTCATTTACTAAAGGATAATTTTTAGAATAAGGTAGTAAAGGGGTTGCAATAGGGTTAGTAGTAGTATTTGATTTTGAAACTAAATTATTTAAAGGTTCAAAAAATATAGTACCTAGACCGTTCCATCCCCCATATTCATTAAATAAAGGGTGAGTATTACTAATAATTATATCAGTTACTCGGGCAGTAATAAATTGAGATTGTAATGTGTTTAATTGGTTAAGTATATCTCCTTGATTTAACCCTACACCATTAAAATTTTGATTTAAACCACCAAAGCCTGCTTTATTTATTGCCATCTTTTTTCTCTTCGAAGTTTTCGTTAAGTTTATCTAACTCAACCATTAATTCAGCCTTTTCTTCTTCCGTTATACCCATGGTATCTTCTCCACTTTTATTATTAAGCGCACGCTGTACTATAGTAGCCATTTTAATTAATTGTTCATCGTTTCTGACACCAATATCCATATATTCTTTGATAAGTGGAACAATTAAAGTTGCATCACCAATATCACTGATAAGGGGTTTTAATTCGGATATTAAACCCGAAATTTGTTTTTCTTTTTTCTTTTGGTTGTTATATATTTCTTCCAAAATATTTGAGAATTTTTTCTTCCCAAATACAACACTATCTAATGCTCCCATAATGTAATTTTGTTATAAATATGGATATAAGAAGGATTTAGAATCTAGCGTAACCGTTTTCTAAATAAAAAATATATTGTTGTTTAAATATATCATAAAGTTTATCAGCTATTTTAGTAATTTTAGGGGTTTTAACATCTACCATTTCACGAATATAGATATAAAGAGCCTTTTTATTAAATACTTCTATAGTTTCTCTCTTCCTAAATAATTCAAGAATAGCATCTGCTATCTGGGCATCATTCTTTTTAGGAAATAATTCTAATATATTTTGTGTAGTATAATCAACAAATATATCAACATATTTATCTAAATCACTTTTTACTCTATCATCTCCAATATTGTAAGTATGAGTTGAGTTTTCTCCTGTTAATATATCTACATCAACTTTCTTAATCTTTTTAGTATAGTTTTTAGTATTATATAAGATTAACCATCTTTTAACTATAGTCCCAAAATATGAATAGGCTTTTGCTCCTCTGGTAGGATCAAATAAATGCATTTTAGTTAAAAGAAAAGTAATAATCTCATGTTGTAGATGTTCTAAATTCTCAACTTCAGTATGATAAAACTTAAAGGTATGGATTATGTTTTGAGTTAATTTAAAAAAAGGATAATGTATATGGGTTTCATATATTTTACTCCTCACTTCAGAATCAGGTTCGTTATTATATTTTACAATATAATCTTCTGTTTCTTGAGTAAAATAGTTTTTACTCTTAGGTCTTCTTTTTTTTGGTATAGCCATTTAGTTGATTCGGAATCTTTCTATTCCTTCTTGTAAGTTCTTAATTTGTGTAAAAAACCAACCAATTTCATCATCACTTTCAAATGTACCTTTGGCATCGATCTCTTTTAAACGATCACCTGTAAATTTAATTTGCTTATTGAATTCTGTTAAATACTCATTATACTGGGTTACAATGTCTTCTGCTCTCTCATTCTTACGGAGAAGGTTAAAAGTCGTATATCCTAAGATAACGACTAATAAACTTAATATTATTATTATTGCTTCTATCATTATAAATTATCTAGCATACTCTTTAACCCTGGACTTGATATTGAGCTAAGTGCCTTGGTTTGGGTATTAGGTTTTTTATTTGACGCCAATGTATAATTTTTCTTTGGCGCTGCCACGCTATTCTTAGAAAACTTTGGTAACCATTCAATCTCGAATTCAATACGTGCTGCCATCATATCAGCTTGGTGCANAATAAATGGAAGTGATGTGCGGGGTTTTTGTTCTGGCATGAATGCTTTTAAGTATTTCTCATTTGCTGAGTCATATAAACCATCATGTGTCTGGATTGCAACCATCTCATTAAAAGTATATTTAATATCATGTTGCTGAAGTAAAAATAACCCACGATCTGGGACGGCTGCGAATGGTAATGCCTTATTAAACATATAATCTTCACCTAATTTATCACGTCTCCAATTGTCTGTTTGAGGTACATATGCTTCTTCAGTATCAGAACCCATTTTACCTAGGTCATGATTAATCGCCGAAAATACCAATTCTTCCTGGGTAAATGTAGTCATATCACAACCAAACCCTTCCCATACAGCGGACATGGACAAAGCTGATTTTACAACTCTATTAACGTGATCTACATACCCACCTGGGAATGCTGAATGATATTCTTTCTTATGTGCCGCTGGCATTAGAATAATACGGTCTTCATACTTACTATAGAAATCAAGTAAACGTTGTTTACGATCTCCAGTAATATATGTTTCAATGTTAGTGTTAAATTCAACCCAATTTGATTGGATCTTTTCAGCAGATAATTTCATAACTTTTATTTTTTTAATTTAATTTATCTATTAATAGCGGATTTTATATTTTCAATAATTTCTCTACTTTCATTAATGGTTTTTTTATAAACCTCTAATGGTTCTTGTCTACCAACTATAAATTCTAAATGTGAAAATTTGGATTCCAATTTTTCCAATAACCCAATTACATAATCTTGATTTTGCATACTTTATTTATTATTTGTTATAGGGGTAACGTTACCCTTTTTTTGCCTTTATTTCCATCTCCTTCTTATTCCTTATTTCTTTAAAACCTGTAATACAAATGTACGAGAAGTTTTTTTAATATCCTAGTTATTTTTTAAATTTCTTTAACTAATTCTTTTATTTTATGTAAGTGTGCACATTTTTCATATTCTTCATAACTTTCAAAGAAATTAACAGCACCATCTAACGTTTTATAAAATACCTGGGGATCAAAATTTATAATGGCATTAATATGGTCACTATTATCTATATCAATTTTTTCAATATAACTCCAGGCCCTATGATATACAGTAAATTCAGATGCTTCTTTAGTTGACTCCACATTATAATCAGGTTGTTCTTTTTTAAGAAACTTTTCTAATTTTTTATGAAATACTTCATGATTTTGGATAAGTTTGACAAACATACCTATTTTAGCATAGGGACCATTCATGAAATTCTTGATTTCCTCCTTGGTTTTATCATCCTTTATTTGTTTTCCATCCACAAATAGTTGAAATATTTTATCTTTATCTATCATATATCCATAAATATATTATTCTCCTAATTCAGTAATCTCATTTTCAATATCCCCTTTTATTTTTAATAATTGGTTATATTCTAAAATAACATCTTTTTGTTTTGGGTTATCTGGGTGGTATCTCCATAATTCATCTATTACAGTTGATACTGCTATTAAATCGTTAATTAAGTCTGATTTTTTAATATCTAATTCTTCTTGTTTTGACATATTATTTAAATTTATTTCCTATTAAGTTAATTGTTTCTTTTGCCTCTTCCAAATTAATTTGAAAAAATTCTTTACTACTATTTATCCTGTTTGCTTTTAGTTTATGGTGTACTTCTCTTTCTACCATTTCACCATTAAAACATTGGTAAGCCCATTCTACTTTATAGGGTAAAGCAACTCCTGTAGCGGAAGATATTTGCTTAGCTCGTTCTTCAGGAAACTTCTTAGTATACCCTATCTTTAACAACCCAGGTTGTGTTGGGTTTGATAATATATAAACCCATTGATCTCCTACACCCTTATCCGCATATAACCCATATTTTTTATTGGTATAATACGTTACATTTTCCCATCCATCCCCTTTTGCGCTAGGTGTTAGGGTAAAATATTTAGCGTGTTCTAAATCCGTGTTTCCGTAATTTTCTTTTAGTGGGATAAACTTTTTAGCTTTACCTACTGTTAATCTAGTTAAACTCATTCGAATATTATTTTAAATTCTTTTTCAACTTCTATACCCTTAGGAAATATTGTTTTAATAAATACTGTAGCTGTGTCTCCTACCATCTGGTTATCAAAAAATATTTGCTGTTGTGGGTGAGTATTATATTTACTATAAGTACCTACTAACGTTTCTGAATATGGACAATCCATACACTGGTTTTTATTAATAGAATAACCTACAATATTTAATGGTGGGAAATTCTGAGCCATATCTTCTAAAGTATATGTTAAGTTACCTATAGGGATTGGATTATTAAAATTACCATCTGTAAAATATCCTAACACACTATATAAAGGTACTGTAAAAGTAATACCATTTATCCATACCCAATAATTAGAATCAAAAATAGTTTCAATCAAAGGCACCCCATTTACCATATAATCTGGGTGTAATTCACTTGTATTACCCTTTAAAGTAAAATATTGTATACCTTGATGTGAAATATGCCAATAA